GGGATACGCCACTTTTAATTTGTTTTACCCTAAAGCAAATCCCCCTTCATGGCAATGGATGGCTTTTAAACTAAACAAATTACATATAAAGAGACTCGAAAGAATAATCAAATTATATGTCCTAACTGTTAACCCCTTAATATAAATAATTATTGTATAAGGAATTAATACAATGGCATACGATATTGTTGGTGACAACGTTACCGCTACCTCTTTACCGTACCGTACCAATGTTGGTAATCAAACCGCTGGTTTCGGTTACACCGCAGATAGTGCCAATACTCTTTGGCTTCCTATTTGGTCTGGTGAAGTTATTCATGCTTATGATGAATATAACAAGTTTGAAGGAATGGTTACTTCTAAGACCATTACTTCAGGAACTGAAATGATCTTCCCAATTACCGGTACTGTGGATCTCAGAGCTTCTTGGGATGCTGGTACTGAATTAATTGGTGGACAAGATCAGACCACTACCTCCTTCAAGGTTACGTTAGATAAGCGTCCAATGGCTGCTCACTTTGAGTTAGACAACGTTGATCTTATGTTGACCCAATGGGAATACAGAGCTGAGCTTGCTCGTCAAGCTGGCTTGACCTTGGCTAACACGAGAGATAAGCAAATCTACGCTTACCTTGTTCGTGCTGCTGCTGAAACTAAGTTGACGAACGATCCTCGTTCTTCGCTTACGTATCACGAAGGTTTCTATGGTGGAGCTGCTGGTGAATATCCAGACTTTGGTAATACTTCACCTAGTAGTACTGCTAACAGAACCTTAGGTGCTCTTCGTTACTTGCAAGATTTGGAAAACTTTATGGTTCACTTGCAAGAACAAAACCAAGCAACCGAAGGTGTTTACTCTGTTGTTTCACCTCAGGCTTTCCAAGATATTCGTTCTCTTGGTGTTGCCCGTGCTGCTGCTGATGTTGTTAATGCTCAGCCAATGTTTGGTGGCGTTGCAGAAGCTGGTGGCTTAGGTGCTGGATTCAAGCAAGGTATGTATGGTATGGAAGATACCCTTGAATAT